TCTAAGACCGGGAGTCCTTTTGGTTAGGACTTCTTAGGTGTGGATATTTATTTAATAAACGTTCACCCCAAGGAAGCTCGAACCTTAGCTGACCGTTGTAAGCGTCAACTTTAGTTGTCGTCTTCAATAGATTAGTTATGATTTTAGAGGCTTTCATAGCACGGACTATAAGTACATCTCTATGACGTACATAAAATCCTTGGTCTGAAAGAGGTATATCAACTTTTCCGATATCGCGTCTGAGTTGCTCAGGTGAGCTTCCCATACCGTAATCGTATAAGTTATCGTAGGACTTAAGATAAATTTCTTCGGCCCTACCATATACCTGAAGGAACGGAACTGCTTCGATTAAATCGAAACAATCTGCTCCACCGTCTCTTAGAGAAGTTATTGCCATTACCATTTCAGTAGCAAGGTCTCCCAAGCTACCTTTAGTATTGGTACTAACTATCCTTTCTCTACTATCTAGGTAAAGTTTCTGAGTTACCTTACAAGCTACATAGTGGGTAAATAACCTCCTATGCATCTTCTTTGGAAACTTTGGAACTTTACCGAGCAAAGAGACTACGTAAGACCTTATGGCCTTGCCTAGAATCTCTTCTCCTTGTAGATAACGGACAAAGGATATTATTAAATTTAGTGTAGGTTTAAAAGATCTAAATCTAGGTCTTTTCCACTTCATTACTAAAAGATAATAATCCTCTAATACAGACATCAATTCTGAGTTCCATTTCTTATATCGGATCTCTTGAAGGATGATACCGAGGCTAGTAATAGCTTCAGTTCTTCTTTCGTAGAGAGCTGACAAGGGAAAGGGTGAAACATTCTCTTTATGAAGACGAATTTGCTTAGCAAATTCGAATCCATAAGGAGAATCATGGGTTTTACTTACGTTAAACCCAATGTCCCACTCAGTTAGAATTTCTTTATATGCATTAGATAATCTATCGTTAGCAATAACGATATCATCACCTAATAGCATATATCGACTTCGTTTCCAATTAAGATTAACCCTTTTACAGGCTAACCATAATAGGAAATGATGTGCTAAAGTAGTGGAAGCCCATGATGAATAAAGACCCATTGGATTACCAGTTCCGTAAGATATCTTACGTCCCTTGTAATCAAATGGTGCTTCTATCATTATAGTTTCCCATGCTTCAGCAAATTCTTGTCCAAACCAAACATCAAATATCTCTCTAATTAAAACCATAGGGAACCTATCAGTAAAGGCCGTAAGGTCGATACTATGATAGGAACTCCCTATAGAATTTTCTAGAGAATAGAAGAGTTTGATTTGGTCTTGAGTACAGTCTTGACGGATTCTATTAAGTCGCCGTAGAAGATAATTATGCAAAGGCAGCAGTGCTGCTTGAGAATAATAATCTCCTATAGCTACTTCTCGAATTTTCCCTTCTTTATCTACAATTTTCGCTAAACGTCTAGAAGTTAGAGTACTCTTGCGAGCACAATACTTCTCGAAGAATAGTGGAACTTGTTTATAAAGATCTGAAAACTTGTTCATTAAATTATGTAACTTTTCTCCAGCTAGTATCTTAATCGATGCTTTCTGACGACGAGTTAATGACATATGATCTCTAAATGAGGTCCAAAGGGCATGCCCATTTGGTCCACTTTTAGAAGTCATATGAAATTGCTTAAATCTTATAGATTTAGGCACATAACCTAAATGATTAGAATTCACACCAATGTCTTGAAGAAAGAGTCTTATTTCCTCTCTCATCAGAGATGGCGTTCTGGTAAAACCAGGGCCCGCTTCTATTGTTTGAGTAGATATTTCTCCTTCTAACCTAATACATCTTGTAATATAAAGAGCACTAAATATTAGCCGAATAAACGGGTAAGATTTAGATTTCTTTATATGCAATATAATAGGTCTCAAGATTCTTGGTAACCATAACTGATCCCTTTGATTAAAATCCTCATCCATACTAAGTATGGTTTTAAGGAATTTTAATCTCAGATCCTTACAATATCTAACAGCTTCGGGTTTACCCCTAGTGTTAACTATTGTAATGATTTTGTTAACGATCCCTAACGCAAAAAGTGTCTCCTTAGAGCTTGACTTAGTCAAACTCTTAGCGAGCCATTTTATGAGGTTACAGAAAGCCTCATTTGGCA